TTCGTTTTTACCATAGCCAAGATAATGCCACGCTAAACTATTGAGATCATAGCGAAATCTGTTCTCGTCGGTAACCGCTGCTGCTATCATTGTGCAAACAATGTCACCATTTATTTTAAGTCCTAATCTTCGCAACCAACAAACATCGTAGATTGCATTGTGAAATATTTTTGTAGATTGAGATTCAAGTACGTCTTTTAACCAAAGCATAACTCTTTGTCTGTCCATGTTTCCACCGCCCTCGTGTGCAATAGGAAAGTATCCTTTGTAATGAGATGTAGCTACAGCGATGCCCACAACATCACCATCACCTATGACTGACCCTGATCCTTTTTCTTTTAGGTTTGGATCTTTTGTTTCTAAGTCGATTGCTATTTCGTCAACCTTTCTTAAGTCCGGGAACTCAGTAGGTTTAACCCATTCAGTTTGTGCTTCAAACTTTGGTATCTTCATTTGTAATCCCTTTCAATTATCATTTCTATAAAATGTATTGCTTTCAATAGATCTTGTTTCTTTCCTTTGTCCCGATGTCTAATTATATATTTAATAGCACATCCTTCCGGATATAACAATTCATTCTCCACTACAAACTTACTTGGTTGAATTTTATATTTTTGATAATGTGATCCTCCGTGTTGTTTATCCCAAACCTTCGATGTCATAACCTAATCTATCCTCCTTAGCAGCCATTATGTATAAGCTTTGTTTTGTTCTAGTGACTCCCACATACCAAACTCTATGTTCTTCATCTGCTTTCTCAGGACTCTTATCAATTGATTCACGTATCTTCTCTGTATTATCTAATATCAGTAATACATTATCAGCTTCGCCACCTTTAGCTGAATGAATCGTAGATAGTTTTACCCTTGCTTCCTCAGAAAGTTTTTCTTTATTACTTAACATTTGCCTGATGTATAGAACTTGTTCAGCATCTGCGTTAAATAATTCATACCATGTATCGTTTGCATCGATACCAAACTCTTCACAATCATAACTTAAATGTTCTTCACCTACAAACTCATGGCCTGTGTAATCAAATATATCTTTTATTTCAGGTGCTGTTAGTTGTGCACCCGATGTCCATCTTGTAAAATCTCTGATTGCTTTCCATAGTTTTGCACTAAAACTTTTTCGTTCTTTGTATTCAAAGTATATACCTCGTTCCATTAGATATGGTTTCATCTTTATTAAACGATAGTTTGTTCTTGCGAGTATCAACCACCTGCCTTGTGTTAAATCAACTTCATCTAAGTCGTACACCTCTTCACAATGTCCTTCGTTATCTCTAGGCTCCCACACTTTTTCTATTCTAGTTTCTATTTGTGATATGATTGAGTCCGCAACTTGTTGAACTCTGATAGGAACTCGATATGATTTTGGTAAAATTTTTTCTTTTGCAGGTTCATCTTGAAATCTTTTTACATCTGCTCCTGCCCATCCGTATATTGCTTGGTCATCATCTCCTGCTAGAATCATCATCTTTGTATTTTGTTTTATAATATCGTACATCTTCCATTGTATTGGTGATAAGTCTTGTGCTTCATCAATAAACACTACATCAAATTTAGGGCATAATTCTGACCCAATAAATTTTTCTATCATGTCTGTAAAATCATAGAGTGCAAAAGATTTTTTATAATTGTTAAGTTCTGCTTCTATAATCTCTACTAAATTATAATCCATATCATCAGAGTATAGGTCGGTATCGTATTCATCTCTGATGGATGTATTTTTGATTCGTGCAATGTTTATTAAATTAAAGTATTCACTATCTGAATCTATGTATCCTGTCTCTTCTTCACCACCTCTATATACAGAAACTTGTACACCAAGTGACTTACCTATTTCTTCGTAATGTTCTGCTTGCATGACGTTATCTTTTTTCATACCCAAAGTTGTAAACGCTAAAGAATGTAAAGTTTGAAAATGTTTAAGATCTCTGTAGCCGTATTGTGGAAATAGTTTAAGCATTCTCTCTTTTGCTTCTGTAGCTGCCTTTTTAGTAAAAGCAAAGTATCCAATCTTTTCTATGGGTGTGCCTAATTTTAAAAAGGTTTGTACATACTTTAAAAGTTTAGTGGTCTTACCTGTACCTGGTGGTCCTAGTATCTTTCTAATCATAGTATGTCCTTCTTGTGTTCTGTAACTTTGTGATAAATTTTTATTCTGTCAAACTTCTGTACAGATATCATTACAACATTTTTAGTTGGGCTATTGTGTTTACCTTTCTGTGTTGTCGGAAATCTTTTTTGGTCTAGAAAATCTATTTCACAGTCTTTGTATATCTTAAGCATCATTGACCCTGTCTTATCTTCTTGATAACGCCAACCTTTATTTTTTAATTTCTTGTAGAACACATCAAATTTAAAGTATGCATATCCATCCTGTATTAAAGTTGTGCCTGTCTTAAATGATGCATCGTTCTTTGCTTCAGGTCCTGTAATCTTTTGATAAACATTGTCATGTAGTTTTTCTCTTGGTGTGGTGCCCACGGGTGGTGGCATAACCTTTTGTGTTTTAAATAGTGCATCTAAAACTTTTTGATCGTCTGCACCTTTTTGTAATGGTGGTACAAACCCTGCATACTTTGCTATTGAGTTCCTCCTTTTTCTTTGATCGGTTAGATGTTCAATTGTTTTACAATGCACAGATCTTACTGTCTGTCCATCAGGTAAAGTCACATCAAAGTTGTACTCTGGTTCTGGTTCAAGATCAACTTTCTCTAGGTTTGCACATAGTGGATATGAATCTTGAAAGTCTGATGCAATACCAAAAGTTCTTTTAACACAAAGTCCACGCATACAATGTTGGGCGATTGGATCTTGATTACAAGTATAACCTTTGTAGTTTTGTTTCCATGATCTAATCTTTTGTGTAAGTTTTTGTTTAGACCACGCAACTGAATCTTCAAAGTATAAAACGGGTGCACTCATAACTTTCTCTTCCCAATTGTCAGGGTATTTCTTTTTTGCAAACACCATATAGTTATATAAAAATCTATCTCGACCATCAGATAATTTATTTTTTGATAGTGCTGCTAGACATGGCGGACCATCACTAAACTCTGCATTCGATCCTTCTAAAACTTTTTTCTCTAAGCTGTCATCTATTTCTTTTATTCTTTCTGCTGTTATAAAATTTTCTTCAACGAGTTGTATGAATTGTTCAAAGCTAAACTCTGTCCCATCATAGTTCAGAGCTCTTCGCTCTGTCTTTTTAAAGTATGGTAGATTAATAAAGTTTCCTTTGTTCATCTCTCCTGTCTCACTATCTTTGACAAGTTCTGTTTGTTTTGGAAACACTTCTGTTTCAGGTTTTAAATTAAATATTGGAATTAAGTTTGTTAAGAATGATCTTATAATTTTTGCAGGAATAAAATCTTTTGTAAATACATACAAGTGAAGTCCACCACTTTTAGAAAGTATTGGTATAATTGGTAATTCATATTCTTTTATTTTATCTAGATAAAATTTTCTATCGAAGTCTACATATTCTTGTGGGTCAATATCTATTGCACCGAATCGTGCGTGATTCTTTTCATTACATGGTTGAATACCAATTGACTTTGTACCTATCAAATGATCTTTGTATGCATCATCTGTTAGTCTTTGTTGTGCCCATCTGTATTCAGGTTTTTGTTTTTTAGAGATAGGATCTACCTCAAGCCTTTGCATATCAGCTTGACCATAGTTCTCAGAGAACCCACTAAATATCTGTATAAATTTTTCTTCCATATCCTATCAGTAAGGGCGGTTCCACTCTCGCTTCCCCGCCCCTGTTGCAACTATTCCCAAAGGAATTAGAAGTGTGATGAATCCTTTTTATCGGTTTCACCATGTTTCGCCTTGACATCTCCTTTAGAAATGCTTTCGGCAAAAGCTTTTGCTTGTTGGTACAGTTCTGCATTTGCTACAGGTCCTATCTTCTGTACCTCCCAACCAAACCACGTACCTTTGTCATTAGACATTTGAACTGTCTTTAACTTATATTCGTGGCTAAAAGATGCAGGAGTGAACATACCATTCTTTCCTTTCATCTTTATACCTGCCATCATTGAGTTCCATTTTCTACTAATTTTTAATTGAGTAGATTTCATAGAAATCAAAGCAGTGGCTGCTGTAGGATTGGTAATCATAACAAAGTGAGATGCAGTCTTCTCAATATAATTACCGTTTGGTAATCTATCTTTGTAGTTTGCATCAGTCTTTGTTTGACTCATGATGTCTGAAGAAGAGTCATGTATTTGCACGGGTGCACCTGATCCTTCTCCTCTATCTTTCCACTCTATGTATTCGAGTTTATAAAAACACGGAATGACACTAATGCCAACCGTACCATCATATAACTCTCCAGAGACAGAATTGAATATCATTCCTGGCTCTGCACCTTCAACATATTTACCATCCCGTTTATTTACTTCAGGTGATAACTGTCCTAGGATTTTTAGAAACGGTAATGCTAGATCCTCTTGACCTAACTTACCAAGACCTTGACCTGCGTCCTGCTCAAATGTATTGGCAGGAAGTGGTGCAGTCTTTTTTTCTGCTACTTGGTTCATGTTACTTGCTCCTTGTTATTTTGGTTCTGTTGCCTGCGAACACGTTAAATAGATCAGAGGGCATTTCTTGTCCAGATTCAAGACGCTCTCTGACCAATGCTTTTAGGGTCATAGGTTCAACCTTTAATTTCTGGATAGGTTCATATCCTTGACCCTGTGCAAGGGTGGCATAAGCCATTGCCTTGTTGTCCTCGTTACGACCAAAAGCAACAGTGATCTCATTTTTAATAAGATCACCTAGGCCGTTTTCACGAAGCCAGGTATATGCTTCTTCCTTTTTTGCAACAGGAATAGAAGCACCGTAGACGGGTTTCACTTCAACAGCGGAACCGTCTGCTAATTTTAATGTTGAAATATTCATCTCCGTCATCATCGTAGGAATAACTTCTCCTGACAATAACTCTTGATTTCTTTTCAACTCCTTAAGTTTTTTCTCTTGCTCTACAATCTCGTCTTCGAGAACTTGTAGTTTGGTTACTTGATCAGAAAGGGC